TTGAAGCTTTTTCAGCGTCTGGTACTACCTGACTAGGAAAAGCGCTATTTGAATTAGTATATATTTTCATTTATTCAATTATTTTTGACAATGTACCTTTGTTATTATATCTTTTAAAACCTAAATTGTAAGAAGGTCTTTTGAATGTCGGGTTTGGTTTATACTTGTTTTTATTGCAAGCCATAATAGCTAAGCCTGAGCTTATAGACGCATCATGAGATGTTCTATTATTTATATTAAATTTAGCCCAATCTTCAAGAGTTCTTTGGAAATAAACATCACCATAATTACCATCATCTTTTAAACCAACATGGTGTTCTATATAAGATTCTATTGCCGCTGCGTGAGCTTGCTTTATATCTTCACTAGAGTTTGGTATTCCACCTATTTCTCTCTCTGTGGTTGATAATTTACTATATTTTTTATCTGGTCTATTTATAGAGTAACCTCTATAACCTCTACGTTTAAAATAATACAACAGTCTAGGTTTGTTGTTTTCAGCAAGTATTGGCATACCATAAAAAACACAAGCCATTAATACATCTTCAAAAAATATTTCAGCTGTTTGAGGTCTAGATATATATTCTAGGAAAAAATGATTTGATGGAACATTATCCATGTTAAACTTAGTTAAACCATGTAAAGCTCCATTAGATCCTCTTCTGTCTACAGTTCCAGATATATCGTAACTGTCACAACCAAAAGCTCCCATGTAATCATTGCCAGGCCATTTAAGTCCGTTTTTCTTTATAACACTATTTTGCATTTCAACAGATGGTATCCAAGATACAAAAAATCTACCTTGCTTACTAGGCATAAAAACAACTTTAGTATCTTTTACGCCGTTAACCCATTGAAAATTACCTTGTGTTATTATTCCGCTGTTTTTTAAATCAGCATTCCAATCTACTTGTTGATATATTTTAGTAAGATTAAATAAAGATGATTTAGCCTCGTCTCTAAATGCGTGCTCTTCCGTTCTTGGAAACTGACGGTAAAATTCGTTTAAACCATCTTGGTCTTCTTTTAAGCCATTTACTTCGTTTTGCCAGTACTCAATTACACCTAGCTTTATATCAGAACCATGAGGATCTTTTACAGCTTTCTTTGGTGTATCGAAGACAGGTACGCCATAAGAATCAATGTATCCTTCGTAGTTCCACTCCATAGGTATGAACAAAGAATATAATCCCGAGCTAGTCTGCCCATTGGCGTTTCTTTTTGTAACATCTGAAGCGTTATATAGTTTTTTAAAATTATCTCCTCCTTTATCTAAAGCGTTTGATGTACTTCCCATCATACACTTACCTATAACTTTACTACCTAATCTTAATGTTGTTTTTGTGACCCTCCAGTTGTTGAGGATGTTGTTCGGCCTTTCCCATTTCCCCGATTCATCGTGGACGAGGAGTTTAAGTTTTTCCCCATCGTAGGAGTTGTCACCGGTATTCTTCCAGTCGATGGTGGTGTCAAGACCGGTAATTTCTTGTACCTTCGTATTGGCGTCAAGCTTTCTACGGGTGAATTTTGACGCGGGTACCCTGTACGCGAGCTCGGTCTTTGGCCTATCCATACCGTCCTGGATCGGTTTGAAAAAGAAGGGATAGTTAACGGAAATTGGTACCACCTTATCTGTGAACATCTTTTTAGCATCGGGACCAGATTTGGACAATATGCCGAACCGTGAATCCGTGGATATTGTAGCAAGGTTGACCGACTCAGCTGAGGACATAAATGAGAATCCTGACCTACGGTTTTTAAGATAACACATTCCATAAGACCTGGCATCTGCTTTGCATGCCTCCCAAAATATGTAGAATAATCTATTTGATTCCCTAAAGTCTGGTTTCCCAACATCAATTTTGGACCACTGCAAGTACATGTAATGAGTACCAGTGATATAAGTAGGAACGTCTTTGTTAATAAACCAAAAACCTTCTTCACGCCTAATAAATTCTTTGTCAATATAGTCATACCATTTTTCTTTAAAATCCAAAGGGTACTCTTCCCAGTCGAATACAGATTTAATTTTCTTTAATTCCTTGGGGTATTCAGAATAATTCCACTTATTGTTTTCGAATTTTACGACTTCATTTTCTTTTGGTAAAGCTATTTTAAGGTTTTGTATTTCATACACTTCTCCTATCTGGCCAGTCTTACTTATTACTATTATATCGTAATCCTCATTGTAACCGTATTCCCATTTCTTATGCTTGTTCTTGTGATTTAAAGTTTTAGAATCAACATAGTTTTTTAATACTTTGTATAAAGTTTGCTCGTACATTATTTAGATCTACCTTCAGCAAAACCCTTAAAAGCTGTTTCTTCTTTAACTTTTTTAGGTTTCTCATTTAACAAGTCTTCTTCTTCCTGTATTCTATTTAATATTTCAAAAGCATCAAATATAGCTAACTTCTTAGTAGCTGCTGCATTTTTTAATCTGTCTGCCGATATATCATCGTCTGAATCAACAATAGCTTCTTTAGCTACTTTTATTAATTCTTCAACTGCTACTTGCCCAGCTTGGATTATATTCCTTTTGGTTTTGTTGATCTCCATACTTAATTACAATATCATTTGATTTCATACAATACAATCGCTCTTTGTCTACAATAAAGTCATATTCACCATAAGGTGTGTAGCCTACAGTGTCACCCTCGTTTATTCCTAGAGCTTCTAAAGAGCTATTACCTATTTTAAGTATACCAATAAGTTTTTTCTCTTTACTAACTTCTAAACCATCTTTATTAACTAGTGGTTTTATAAAACATCTATTATTTATAGAGTTCCATTTATCTTTTTTCTTATAAAGATACACTTGATCTAATGCACAGAAATACAAACCATCAATAAATGATGATCTACTTTTTTTCTTAACACCTTTCATATCGTAAAACGTACGAAAAACATTATGATGTATAACTATTAAATCACCTTTACTTATAGGTGTTTTAAATGCTTTAGGAACTTCTACAACCTCGGCAATATTATTAACAAATTTAAAACTTTCTATTTTAGTGTTAAGTATTATTTTTTTATCACCTATTTCTATTTCGTTGTCGTATTCTTTTCCAACTGGCCTAACTATAAAGTCGTATAAGCTTTTCATTAGTATTCTAAATCGTACTCAACAGATATAGCCATGTTAGAATTAAATTTCTTCCATGGCAATATATCGTTGTTTTTCTTTATGTGTATATTATAAGAATTATCTGAGTCTTCAAAAAGTATGTGTGATATTTCGTGACCACCATAGACTTGTTGTCCTACAGAGTAATGCATAGCATCGTTTTTGTAGTCAGACCCAATACTAATCTTTCTAATATTATTTGTCATCTTCCTGCTCGATGTCTGTGTAAGAGCCATCTTTTAAGTCTATGTTTACTTGACCGTACTGCTCCTCTAATTCTTTTTTTGTTTTATCTATATCAGCAGTTACCTCTTTAATAGCACCGTGCGCGTTTAATTTTTGCACATCTAACAAACCTATATGTCTCAACAAATCATTCATTTTGGTTTGTTGTTCAGTTACAGTTTTCAATTGCTCTTCTGTAATCTTATTTACTTTCATTTCTTTTACTTTACTCATAATTTAATTTGATTTAATTGTTTTTTTTAATAATCTAATTGCACCTATAATCCATATGGCTAAAAAGAAATATGGAAAATATGTAAATGTCATGTCCCACGAATATTTTTGAGTGGCTGGATTCTCATTAAGCATATAAGCTAGAAAAAAATAACCAGGCACTAATAACGCGTACATTACTAGTTTTAAATATTTCATTTTATTTTATTTAATTAATACTCTTACTATTTATTATTACTTATAGATTTGAATTTTTCCACACCTCGTGATCCAAAGTAAGCTATATAAACAGTTGTAAGTAACTGTTTTAATAATCCAATCCACTCTTGTTCTACAGTAAAAGATATTTCATGGTGACTATCAACCCATATAAAGGCTATAGCCATAAAAGATAAAAATATTAAAGCCATAGGTCGTGTGTTTTTAGAAAGCCATGAATCTGATTTCATATCGCTTTCCCAACGCCTTGTTATTTGACTCTCTGCCTCTGCATTAGCTTTATCCATTATTTCTTGGATTTGCTTTTTAATTAGCAGTTTTTCTTCTTCCGTGGTAGTAAGCTTATCGATGACGTCACCAACTTCTTTGATAACGCCACCCGTAAGCCATTGAATTATTTTTTTCAATTATTTAAAGTACTTTTTTACTGCAGATAAACCTCTACCTAACATAGTACCATCTTGATTTGCATCATTAAAAATAGTATCTCCATCTCCATATGGTCTACCTGATCTTGAATCACTTACGTAACCAGTCTTAACAGTAGGTGTTGTGATTTTCTTTTCAGGTGGAAAAAAGTTAGCCCCTATCATAGTCTCTCCATGTCTATTAACAGATCCAGCAGAACCTCCTGTTCTTCTAACTGAAGTCAAATGGTCACCAGGATAAGTATCATCAGATCCAGTACTATCAAAAAGCATTGAATTAGCAAGTCTACCAGCAAATCCTAAGTCTTTGTGTTCAGGATCGTGAGTAATAGTTAAATTATTGTCTGCTTTTTGACCTACTAAAGATTTTCTACCCTTACCTAATGTGTTTGGGTTTAAACCGTAAGATCCACTAGTCTTGTGAGTGTGTACTCTGTCATCATCTCCATGTCCTTTATCAGCTGGACCATGTTTCATGTATTTAGCAGCACCTCCATTAGTCATAATGTCTTGAACCCTAGCAGCTCCTTTTTGGTAGCAATTTTTTCTTGCTGGACCATCAAAAGATTGACTGTAACCCATTCTTGAAGCTCCTTTACCGTCTTCAGCGTAATCAGGGACACCATTTCCGTTTGCGTCTGGTTTTTTCTTAGCAGCTCCTTTTTGGTTTTTCGCTAACTCCTTTGCTGGAGCGCTTGATTTTTCAGCAGAATAACTTCCACCGTCTTGATTTGTTTTCATTTTTGCCATTGTTATTTTTTTATTTTTTTGCTTTAATTTTTTTTTCTGCGGCGTATGCGTCTTTTTCCCAAGGACCTTTACCGGCTTGCATTACTGAATAGTCGTACTCTTTTCCCTTAAACATCACTCTACCAGCTCCATTAGAATCAACCTCATAGTCTAATC